ATCGCCCCCTCTCCGGAGGGGGCTTTTACTTGTATATATAGAGGAAAGAGTAATGGCGGCACCAGCAATAGCGGCACTTATAGCTCGATCAGGGATTGGAGCAGCGGTTAAAAAATACGGTCGGCAAGCAGTTCAGAAAATAATGAGCGCCCAGAAGAAAGTATCAGGCAAAGTTGGTAGTAAGAAGCCGCTTAGAGATGCTCAGTCAAAAATGAAGCCGACAGACAAGCGCGTTACAGGCGTGCGAGGCAAAAGCAAAGCAGCGTCCACCAGACGAGCGAATGCAAACCGCGCGGCAAATGCAAAGACCGCTGCTGATGCTAGCAGAGCAAATGTAAGAAGTGGTCGAAACAGAATTATGACTGGAGCGTCTGTAGCCGCTTCAGCACCAGTCGCTAATAAGGCGGCTAACAAGCCAGCTGCTAAGAAGCCAGCTGCTAAGAAGCCAGCTGCTAAGAAGCCAGCTACTAAGCCAAAAGCAAAGCCATATAACCCTTCAGCAGTAGCCGCTGGGTATAAACCTGGTAAGAAAAAGAAGGTTAAAAGCGGCGACTTGATGGCGGCATCCAGCGGCAAACTTAAGACGCCTTCAACTAAGCCTAAGAAGAAAACAGCGTTCGGCTCAGGTTCCGCAAAAACCATCACGCGCAACGGTAAACAACTCGCCAATGTTTCTAAAGAGCAGTTGTCTCGATCAGGCTTGTCTCTGCGTGGGTACATGAACGCATGGAATAAAACAGGTAAGCGCCCGACAGCTAAGAAGCCTGTTAAAAGTAAGACGTCGGGGCCAACTAAATCTACCCCCAAAAAATTAAAACACATCAAACGGAAAAATTAGATAGGACTTAATCATGAAGATTATTTGCAGTGAAGATTTAAGAGTAACCACCCTCGGCGGCACAGCGGTTTTGTTTGAAGCTGGTGTGCCAAGAGAGATTGCTGAAGAGATTGGTTTATTGGCAATCCAAATGGGGGCAAAGGAATACAACGACAAGTATGTCGAAGAAGAGGTAGCTGAGATCGCTGAGTTTGAAGAAGAGGAAGCTGTACAAGAACCTGTACAACTAGACGAAGAGTTAATTGAGGCACTTCAAAAACTCATCGAGGAAGCCGATCCCAATTCATTTAAGAACGACGGTACGCCAAAAGCAGCTGTCGTTAACAAGATGCTAGGTCGAACAGTAAGAAGTGAAGACCGAGAAGCAGCTTGGGAAATAGCACTTAACTCGTAGGTACACACTATGGCTGTAACAGTACAAAGCGTCATCGACCGAGTACAAACAGTATTGCAAGACACAACTGGAGTTCGCTGGCCAGCAAGTGGAGAACTTGTGTTGTGGGTAAATGATGCACAACGCGAAATAGCTCTGTTAAAGCCTGATGCTAGCGCGGTTAATGCAACTGTGACGCTGGCTACTGGGACCAAACAAGACATACCCACTGCCGGTAATCGTCTTCTTAAAGTCGTCAGAAATATGTCAGCCGCTAGCGGTGGTACAGGCAAGAGGTCAATCAGATTAGTTGGCCGCGACATACTAGACTCCCAAAGCCCTGACTGGCACGACCCTGCGGTTACTGGGGATGCGGCGCATACAAATATTGTTAAACACTATATGTATGATGAGGCTAACCCCCGCAATTTCTATGTATACCCTGGGGTTAGCGGCAACGCTTACGTTGAGATTATTTATTCAACTAACCCAGCAACCGTGACAGCGAGCGATAATCTGTCGCTACCTGACATATTTGCAAACGCGGTTATGAACTACGTGCTCTACATGGCGTACATGAAAGACGCAGAGTTCTCTGGGAACCAGCAACGTGCTGCTAGCCATTACCAGATATTTACAGCTTCAGTAACAGGTAAGGGGCAGATCGACCTTGTGACTACCCCAAACCCTGAATCACGTCCCGCCGCACCCATTGCACCAATGAGGTAGGAAATTAGTTTATGGCTAACACTAGCTACGAAACATTATTCCCAGACGTTATACCCGTTGTTAACGATTGTCCCGATAGCTTGATCGAGAGAAACATTCGATCAGCTGTTATCGAGTTTTGTGAAAAGACAGGTATTTACCAAGCGGAACTTGACCCAATAACGACAGTGGGTGGCATTTACGAGTATGACTTGGAGCCGCCTAGCGGCACCGTGGTTCATAAGATTATGAACGCTGTTTTTGATGGCAAGAACTTGGAGGCTATTTCTCCGGAGTTGTTAGACCAGAGAAAACCAAAATGGCGTCAAGCTGAAAATACTGGCGAGCCTGAGTACTTCATTAAGCAGGGTCAATCACTAGTATGGTTAGTACCAACACCCTCAGCAACTATGGTTTCTAGTACACGGGTCAGAGTACAACTAAAGCCAACCGCCACGTCCACATCTTGTGACGCAGATATTCTTTCGGAGTACCGCGATAGCATCATCAACGGCACGTTGTTTCGGTTGTTACGGACCCCAGGTCAGGTTTGGACCGACTTTAATGGAGCGCAAATCTACGGATCTTTGTTTGCCGATGGTATTAACAGAGCAGAAAGAAAAGCACGTCACGCTGACGAAGGCGTAGCTAGGAAGGTGAATTATGGCGGTATCAATCGAGCGTGGCGAACGAGACGTCGTTACGGAAACGGCGGATAAACCGATACTCGCGTCAATCCGAGAAGAATGGGGTTGGGTAAAACGCGGTATCGAAGAGATTTTACAAGAGCAACCGAAGCTCACGTACCGAGCTGAGGATGTTTACGCAGCTTGCTTAAACGGAGACGCTTATCTCTGGGTGTTCCCAGAAGGGTTTTTAATAAGCACAGCAGAGAAAGATGAATACTCAGGTGAGCACATATTCTTTTTCTGGCTGGCGTGGGTAAAGAAACGCGGGGGAAAGACAGTATTTACAAAATACGTACCTTTTTTCCTCAATATAGCTAAAGAAATGGGCTTTAAAAGGATTGAAACCCGAACACCAGTGTTAGAGCTAGAGCGTAGTTTTTTAGCTGATGGTTGGGAAAGGCAGTCCGCAATCTACACGAGAGAAGTGCAATGAGCTTTATATTTGGTTCTAAACCTAAAAAGGCAGAATACAAACCGTCAGCAGATGAAAAGATGTCTGCAAGTGTTGCTTTGGCGGAGTATCGAGATTTTAAAGCTAAGTATGACCCCCTGCTCCAAGACATGCGGGACAAGTCAAAGTCAGCAGATCCTATCAAAACGCTTCGAGGAAGAGCTAACGCCGACACAATGCAAGCGCTAACGGGCGAGACGACCTACCAAGACACTCAGGCTAACAATAAGTCGAGCCAGATGTCTCAGGCCCTATTAGGCCAGTTAGGTATAGCGAACCAGTCCGGTAAAGATGTACAGGACAAACTAGGAACTAACGTGCTCGGCGTTGCTCGAGGGCAAGCCGCAGACGCTCAAACAGGTATGGCGACGGCTTCCAGACTTGCGACTTCTGATGCGTTAACGAGAGCTAAAGGCAAGCAAGACGAACGAGCAGCTCGAACTAAAGCCCTCGGACAAGTTGCTGGAGCCGCCCTACAAGCAGGCGCGGAGAAAGGTATGTTTGGTGATGTGCCCCAGGCGGCTACTTATACGAACGATCCTAAGCTCGGGACAGTTATCGAGACACCTGCAAACAAAGGTAGTTTTGGTTTCAACTTTATTTCTGGGATGACAGGTAACTATGGCGGTTTAGGGGGGTATAGAAGACGATGAGAATTGGAGACATCCCTGGGTACAAACCTTTTAATAGCCCTACTGACCCTAACGGATTACCTACCGTAGCCGACCCAAGACAGACTTACGCGGGGATTACCCGTGATGAGTATCTGAACTACAAGCAACAATATGGTTCTTTTGAGAAAGATCTTATTGAAAAGGCTAAAAACGATACTAGTTTAATTGATCAGGCAAAAGCCGATTCTGTTTCTGGCGCTACGCCAAGACTTATGCAGGCTGTGTCAGAGCGGAATGCTAGTCGTTACGGAGCTGCTCTAACGCCAGCTCAGTTGCAGCAACAAGCAGCTGCTCGTCAACGTGGCACAACTCTTGGTTCAGTACAATCTATAAATGATGCGCGTATTGCGCAAGGCGAAGCAAACACAGCGCTTATGTCCGACCTGATCAATATAGGGCAAGGCGTTAACAGATCGTCACAGAGCCAGCTGGGGTCAGCCGCATCAGACGCGCAAGCTCGTGAGAATGCGTATAACCAAGCGCGATCTGCGGCAAAAGCACAAACGATGAGTACAGTTGGGAACCTTGCTTCGAGTGCGATTATCGCATGGGCAATATTCTCAAGCGACCGTCGTATGAAAGAGAACATCGAGCAAGTCGGCGTCTCCAACAGCGGAATCAACATCTACGAGTTCAACTACAAAGGTTCAGAGCAACGCTACCAAGGTGTTATGGCCGACGAAGTTCCGTGGGCAGTTGTCGAGCGTAGCGTAGGTTACAACATGGTTGACTACAACAAAGTCGACGTTGAGTTCAGAAGAGTTTAGAGGTAGCTATGAGTTTTTTTGAGGGTTTATTTCAAAGTGGTCAAGATGCCTCCAACATGCGGTATCAGAGAGATCGAAACGATATCTATAGTCAAAATCTACTCCTTGACCAAGAGAAAAGAGCACAAGAGAATCAAACCAAGATTACAGGCGAACTATATAAGAAGGCTAGCCTCGGCAACTTTTTAGACGACCAAAGACTTGGTTTAGGTGCTGGTTTTGCCGAAGCCGTAAAAAACGGTGACAAAAACGGTATAGACATTGCCCTTACAATGCTTAACGAAGCTGACATCGTTGAGGGGG